ATTTTGATCTGTAGTTGACGTGTCGCTAAAGCGAAGGTCTTGTGAGTTTGCACCACTTTCTAAACGAAGGCGACCATTAATATAGCTTTCAGTAGCATCCACAGTCAGCCCATCAGCCGTCACTGTGCCTTGGACATCCAGATTACCCGTCATAGTATCGCCAGTATTCAACACATAGTTGTCTGGAATAGACTGTAGCGCACTGTCAGCTAAAGCGCCTTGAGCAGCGGTAGCGTAATCTGTGGATGCTGTAGTTGCCGCAGTGCCAAGGCCAAGGTTAGTTCTTGAAGCAGCAGCATCAGCAACGTCAGACAGGTTGTTGGCACCAAACATAGCACCAGATAGCGAAGCATATGCAGCAACCCAAAGACTACCATCATACACCTTCATAATGTCGTCAGTCGTATTGAAGTATAGAGCGCCTGAAACCAGTGCATCACCATCGTTATCTACAGTCGGGTCAGCAGTCTTCTGCCCTAGATAACGGTCATCGAATGAATCCAGTGCAGCAAGCGCAGCATCCTTAGATGCCTGAGCAGATGATGCCGAAGACGCAGCCGCCGTGGCCGATGTCGCCGCTTCTCCAGCCTTAGTTGTTGCAGTGCCAGCGTCAGTGGATGCAGATGCAGCCGAGGAAGCCGCATTAGTTTCGCTTGTCGAAGCATTGGATGCGCTTGTAGATGCAGAAGATGCACTGGCAGCAGCGTTGGTCTCAGCGGTTTCAGCATTAGTCTCTGCGGTTTCAGCAGCAGCCTGTGCAGCAACACTAGCTATACGAGAGGCTTCACTCAGTGTGGCGCTGTTCGAGCTATTAGCGGCGCTGTTAGCGGCATTGGTCTCGCTAGTAGATGCAGCCCCTTCACTGGCTAATGCAGCAGTAGCACTTGCAGCAGATTCAGTAGCTTTAGTTGTTGATATACCCGCCTGTGTTGTTGCAGTAGAGGCGCTTGTTGCAGCATTTGTTTCCGATGTAGCAGCATTAGTCTCTGAGGTAGCTGCATTTGTAGCACTTGTTGCAGCGTTTGTAGCACTTGTTGCAGCTTCCGCAGCTTTTGTAGTTGCTGTTGCAGCATTAGCTGAAGCGTTTTGAATCTCTGTAATATTAGATGCAGCTGTAGTTACATCAGATGAAATGCCAGCAACAGTTTGTATAGCGTCAGTTGCATCTGTTCCGTCCTCGATGTCAGCAAGCGTTGCAATGTCACCGGAGATAGACGCTAAGGTATTACCATCAGCAATAGAGGCACTAAGCTCTACGTTACCCGTTGTTTCATTAAAGCCAACGAGCTTGCCTTTGCGAGTATCAACGTCAGGGAGCTCTAACTGTGGATTAACTTCTGAGTTAGGCGCAGAGATAGAGCGGCTAGCCTTATCTTTGTTATCAGCAGCAATAGCGGTGAGCGTATCTAGCTGCGTATTAAGGGCGGCGCGGTTAATGTCTACACCAGTTACAAAGTCTGACGTTCTTTCAATGGCAATGCTACGAGAGATAACAACAGTTGATCCACCGGACGCACCCGTTACAGACATTGTTATCGTGCCTGTAGACCCGTCACCACCGCTGACTGTGTAATGGGTAGTGATAGTCTTCAGAACATCGTCAACGTAAACACTAAGGTCTGCATCATTAAAGAACTCAAAAGGTACAGAGAAAGAAGTCTGAGTTACTCCTTGGGCTACTGTGTAATTAACTCTTGCTGCGTTGTTTGAAATATCAATTGTCATGTTTGCTCACCTTGTTTTCTCCGTTATGGCACGAAGTACCTGACTTGACCAACGCACAAAATAACTAGGACAGATTAGTATCGCTTAAACCCAGATGTAGTCTTTCCATCAATAGTATCTTCTAGCATGTCACCAAACGCTTTAAACATTCCGTCTACTACAAATAAACCAGTCATAGGAGCATTATCAATTAATTCAGCAGTGCCTTTACCTACATTTCCTTTAACAATATCCGAAACTCCCCGACCTATATCAGCGGCAGTGCTAGCGCCAGCGCCACCAAGTCCAGTAAGCGCGTCTAATGTATTTGGTTTTTGAGGAAATCTAGGCTCTAAAAAACCATTAGTTAAGTTAGGGCCGCCAAGCGCAAGGCTTGTAGACATAGCGGTATACATCATGTCGGAGTACAAAGCAGCTACACCTGAGTAATCAAATGATCTAGCCAGCTTGTCTTGAAATGACAGGTCTACAAAGTCAGGCGTCTTTAGCTCAAGAACCATATAGCCAAGTCCCATTGCAATTGCTGTTCCAAGGAACTGGCTTTTAAGCTGGCCGTGTGCGTAAGCAGCAGCCACCTTGTTTACTGACGCAAGGCTATAGCTGTAGAACTGGAACGGCATTCCTAAAAAACCGTTTTCTATTCTTGCGTAACCTGTAAACTCTGGGTCTTCTTTCATCCCGAACTTTCTAGCTACACGCATCGGGACGTACGCAATGCCGTCTGAAATAATTGGCTTGTCAGCAGGCGTACCCATTAGAATAGTGTTAAGTATTCCTGAGCTAAGGGCGCTGCGAAAGTCTCTAACTGTATCCGGGCTTACACGCGCTTGCTTTTCTATTTCAGCAACAGCAAGGTCATTAATTGCATTTTCGTATGCAGCTTTATGGTCTTTCTTTCGAGCGTCATACCTTCCTTCAATAGGGAGCTTCATATTCTCAGATCTATTTAAAGAGTGCATGACCTCGTGCATCTTAATAAAAGTAACATAATCATCTGGCGAGTTAATGATACCGGGCTTGATTGGCGTAACGCCTTCAACTCTAGGATCTTCCCAGCCGCGCTGCTCATACATTACATCTCTAACGTACTCTTCATCTATCCGTATTGTGTTTGTTTTTTCATTGTAGAAAGCCGGGCTGTATCTACCATTAACAGTCTTGCCCGTAGGTCCAGAGATAATGTCAGCCGTTGTCGATGGAAACTCAATTGTATTAGTCCACGCCTCTGTGTTGGCGTAATACAAACCGTCAGATGATTTTTGCCAAGGAGCATTTGCAATAGCTTTAGCCCTATCAAGATCAATGTTATAGCGAAGAAGGTACTCTTTCTCCATCTTAGTTGCTTTGCCTTGAGACCAACGCACAGAGTAGTCAATCAACGTGTGGGATCGCACCATAGCGTCAAAGTCTTTTAGTATCTTTGTAATTGGGCCAAGGCCATTAAGAAGAAAGAATGGGTTCTTCATTTTATCAAAGATGTCAGACTTAAATGGGTTGTTATTTAGCTCGTCTACAAGACGTAGATGAGCAGAGTTCATAATGTTGTCCATAGCTTCGCCAGCAAGTCGAGCTTCTCTGCCTGCAAGTTTCAATTTGTTGTCGTTTAATACGCCAAACAATGCCCTCATTGTTGTGCCGACACCATGTTCCATCATAATCTTAGCTGGCTCTGTTAACGTAGCCACACCAGCTTTGCCAAGATAGTTAAGGGTTGCTAGGTCTTTTAGTATCTTAGCTGTCGTTTGATCCCAAGAGTCAGGGTCACGCAAAACTCCACCAGTTACACGCCGATATAGATGACGCATATCTTTCATGACAGCATACGCTTGCTCTGGCTTTTTACCTGCGTCCATCATTTGAATCATTACGTCATCAAGAACATCATCAATAGATGCGCCGTTAAACTGACGAGCAAACTCATAGCGAGGGCCAACTCGCTGCGTGTATGCCTTCATTACTGCTACTGGATTTGTTTGAATAAAATCAATAACTAACTCGTTTGGTATATCAAGCGCACGGTGCTTAAAGTGCTTGGACTTACCCGCTCCATAGTAACCCATTTCTGGGTCAGTAACATCCTTCATGCCAAGAATGTTATCCGTGGCCTCCTTAGCCCTTAATGCTATAGAAGCATCATCTGTAGATAATGTTTTTTTAGTAAACTTAGGACCAACCATTCTTACTATTTGAGGGTTTTCTTTAAACCAAGCCTTGAGAATGTTTTCAAATGCTTGGCGATTGTTTGTGATAGCCTCTAGATCAAAGTAACGAGGTCTAAATAAACTTTCATTAGGTGGGAGGATTGCTGCACTATCACCTAAATCTTCTATATTTGCCCGAGCTACTTCTATTTCATCTGTATATCGACGCAGCTGCGCCTCTAATTTAGCTCTATATTCTCCGCTAACCTTACCCTCTAAACGCTTTTGAACCCCTGCAATGCGCGTTTCTCGAGTCTTAATTGCACGCTCAAGAGAAGCCTTGGAGCCAATTAAACCTTGCTCACCAAGTCTAGTCTCCCACGTTCTATAAAAGTTGTTAATCTTTTCCATTACCTGAGACTCAATAGCGTCAGCAGGTGCCTCACCTTTAATAGACTTCCGGTCTATAGCTTGCAGCCAGCTTTCGTAACCCGAGCGATTGAGGGTGTAGTCTAAAGCACTGACAACACCTTTGCCTGTAGACTCACCCCACAACGGCATAATTTCATCTTGAAGAGCAACCCACTCGCCTTCAAATTGTTTTGCATTTTGATAAACTGAATTGCCTACCTTCTGACCTTTGCGGTTCATTTCGAGAAGAACGCCTGAGTCATTAGCAATTTTAAGAGTAGTTAGCTTTACCTCATTTGGTATGTCTTTGCTCTGGAGTACACGCTTCATTGGTGTGGTGACAGCGTTGTAAAGCCAAGAGTCAGTAAACATACTAGATGCAATAGACGCATCAGGAGCCTTTCCATCAACAGGAGCCATCGCTTCTTGAAATTTTTTAAGCTCTGCTTCAGCATCTTTTTGAGCAGCAAATCTTCTTTGAGCAGGAATTGTTGCTAAACCAGTTATTAATCCGCCCATTGCCCATGCGCTGCCAATGTTAAGAGCGGCTTCAGAGGGTGTAGCCATAGGGTCAAAAGGATAGCGAACAGCTTCTTGCATACCAACAATAGCGCCAGTAGCAGCCCCACCTCTTAATGCTGACTGAGCAAACGTACCTACCCGAGCAAACGGAATACCCATCCAATTTATAGGGTCAAAGAGTTCAGCAGCAAATTGAGGAACAACACCAGAGTTAGCTAATTTAAGGCGATTGTCTTGGCTTTTCTTTACAGTAGAGACTAAATAATCCATGTGTTCTTGATTAGTTGCACGGAGAAGAGTAGAGCCATACTCCTCCATTCCTTCGGGTATATTATTTATAGCCTTATATCCATTTTCCGGTTGGTCAGGAAAACTTCTAGCCTCACTAAATCTATCAAGAATTGGACTATATTTATAGCTAAGGGTAGATCTAACAGTTTCCCCAAAAGAAACATCTGGATAAATATCTACTGGAGAACCAGCTTTAATTGTACGAAGGACATTTAAACCATTTTCCATTATTGAGAAATCTCCGTATTCATTCGATCCATGCCTGCATTAAGTCGATCTGCAAGAAATCTTTCTCTTTCTGCTGGAGTCATATCTTTTATTTGAAACTGCAAGGATTGAGCTGTTTCTTGGCTTGCTAGCCTACGCTTCATTCGAGCTGATTTTTCATCAGCAACTTTAGTCACTACATCACCAACAAGATTTTCAATTGTATATGATGGGAAGAAAGTTTCTCCACCCTCAAGGTAATTCCCTTCATCATCTGCTGGATACATTAACGAAGAAATCTCACCATTTAAGTCTTCATAATAAACATAGTACCTAACAGATCCGCCAGTATCATCTGGTCGTAAAAATATCTTTTGTTGATCTGAGCCAAGCATAGGAATCATAGCAAAGTTATCAGGATGACTTGTAGACAACTTTTCCATTTCAGCCTGCACTCTTTCTACAAATGTATTTCGCACCTCTTCATTTGGCATTGTTAATTCAAGGGCATACCTAGATCGACCTAGAACTGGTGCTTGGGTGTCTAGGACAAATTGAGACTCTGGGTACTTCCTGTCCAAAACAGCAGTTACTTTTTTCTTTAGATTTTCTGGTGTTGTCATTGTTCCAGCAAGATATTCAACTAACGGCTGTATTTCAGCCGCAAGTAATGCGTTGTTTCCTGCAAGATTTAAGGTGTAAGTTTTTGCGGTTTCGCCATTAAACATAGTTTCTCGAAATGCTTTTGACTTAGGACTTGTTTCCATTTCCCTAAGCCTTGCTGAGATTTCATTGATATTGCCACCTACTGATTTGTAAATAAATGCAATTTGATTAAGTCTTTCTCTATCAGCTTCACTTAAAGAATCCCCAAAGTAGTTTGCAGTTATATCTGTACCATTAATCTTTTCTGTAGATAGCAACGAATATATTTGAATAAATGATTCAGCTCCAGAAATAGGGTCTCCAGAAACAAGTCTTTCTAAGGGAAGAATAAACCCTTCCTCTGCTGGTGCCGATTTAAATAGTAGTAATAAATCAGCTTGATCTTCTAGCTCCATTGATGAAAACAACGCTGGATCAAGACCAGTTTTCTTCAGGATTTCATCAGAAATCTTTCTATCTTCAACTGCATTAGGATTGCCATTCATTCCCACTATTCTTGCCATGTCAGCGCTGAGCTTTCTTGCTTTTTCAGTAGCAGTTTCTTCAGACTTATATCTGGCACCAATAGTGTTAATATCGCTTGCTATTGCTTCTCGATCCGCTTCTGTTTGAACAGATGATAAAATTTTATCTCCAAACTCTTGAATGTAACTCGGCGCAGTTTTGTCAGAGCCATCTAATAGTATGTACTTAGAAAGTAGATTTAACTTATAAGAGTCTATTGCTGGATCAAAGTTTACAAAATCATTTACAATTCCAGATGCTATACTCAGATTCAATCTAGACAGTTCAGATTGAAGTTCTTTTTCTGTAAACCCATTTGGAGAAAGATTTTCTTGAAGTTTTTTTCTAAGTTCTTCTGCTTCGATTGGGTCAAGCCTACCGCTTTTAGCAAGAAACGCAGCCTCACTAACTTCACCAAGCAATTCGTAATTAGCCTTCATGCTTTCGAGCGCCTCGCCCTCTTTGTCTACAGTGTCTTCTAAAGTAGAGTTTATAAAGCCGCTATCTTTAGTATGATCATAAAATGATGCAGACTGAAGCCGCGTCACAAGCTCGACTTGTTTATCAGTAAGTCTGCTTAATGCTTTTTGATTATAAGGATTTGCTAAAGCAGCTTTCAACGAACTAACATTTCCTTGTGCGGCGGCGCTTACAAGCAAAGGCTTTAGCAAAGATTTTCTTAATTCTGTTAAATCTGATTTGTAATCATCGTCTGAATACTTGCTATCTGTAATAGCTCTATTTCTTAATTGCTCATCAACAGTTTGAAAGTTGTCAGACATAGATGAGACTACACCCGAAACAGCAAACGGATTCATTGAATCTTCCATTTTTGTTGGGTTAAAAGCATAGTATGAGCTTCTCATAGAGCTTTTACTGGCAGCGCCAACTACAGAATCAAATTTAAAATCATTTAGTAATGACTGTTGTTCAGCAATTTTTTTAGAAGACTCAATTATATTGGCCTCAACGGCATTGTAATCACTAGCTACTGAGTCTTGATGCCCAAGAACAGCGTTCATGTTTTCAGGTGAAACGTATTCAAGCATCGCTTTAATGTTAGCTTGCAGTGCTTTAGGAAGACCTTCAATGTTTGCATTGCCAGTTCTTACGGCAAGGGTAACTAGATTGCGCTCAGAGCTAGAAAGAGGACGACCGTTAATAGTTAGCCCATTGATATGTTCGATAGCGCCTTTAGCAATCTCAGTGCTAATTTCTATGTTCTTTACGCGGTCTGCGCCTTTTTTAAGGAGATTGCTATCAACAGCTTTTGTAATAACGTCAACAGACTTAGAGGCAAAGTCAGATACTTCGCTTGTCTTACCTTCTGGGTCAGTGATTAAATACTTACCAGTCCTTGCTAAGTCGTATGCCTGAGACTTTTTGTTCTCAAAGCTACTTATTGTTGAATCAGCAAGATCGGCTCTGGCTTTAGCCATTGCACGTTCTTTAATGTTAAGTGACGTAAGAGCTAGATACTTTGCGCCAGTGGACTCAATGAAAGCGCCGTACTGACCGCCAGCATTTTTGCTAAGATCGGCAATGTAATCCTTAAACACATCAGCGTATGCGTCTGCATTGTATTGATATTTAAGGGAAATCTCCTGAGCCTTGACGCGCAGCTGCATATCTACTGCATCTTCAAAACGAGCATCTACTACACGCTGATAAGAATCAGCAGCAATCTGACCAAAGCCTTCTGGAACTTTGAGGGCTTCTGGCTTGCCTGTTTCTGGGTTAATCGTAGTAAGCTGGCTTTGATCTACAGACTTAGCAAGCTCAATCCCTCTCTTTTCAGCTTCTCGTGCTGCATCTTGAAAAGCAATCCTAGCCATTGTGTCTGCTGCACCAGCAATAGCCTCACCTACTCTAGCCCCGCCTGCATCGGCACGAACAATTCCAATGGGTTTGTTAAAGACTCGTGTCTGCTGACGAATAATAGCCATTACGATGTTCCTTTTGGTGCTGCTGTTCTTGTAAAGTTTTCGTAGCCTTCATACAAAGTTCCAGCCGCTCTATACAAAGATGCAGTTTTAGCGTTTCTACCTCGACGGCCCTCTGCAAGAGACGCCATGTCAGCTTTAATATTAGCCCAATGTTTTTGGTTCTGAGTTCGGCTAATGTCTTCGTAAGCAGTTTCCTTCTGCTTCTCTAGAAATGCTTTAATTGTCATGCTCGAACCAATGTCCCTACCCGTAGCTGATAAGGCTGCAATGTTTGCCTCCATTGCCGTGTCAAAGTCTCGCTTAATAGACAAAGCTACTTGGTCAGCCTCAACAGAGTTTAGCTTCTTGTCAGTCTGTATGTTAAAGGCATTAAGATCAGCCTCTTCCTTTTCAGCCTGACCCGCAGCTGCCTGCCCCGCTGCTGATATAATGCTAAAAATTAAACCTTCGATAGCCATTACAATACAAGCTCCGCTATTAGCCCATTGACCTGTAGCGGTAGTGGGTCTTTCTGTTCAATAGTTACCTGTGGGTCTCTGCTGTGACCTAGTACCCGTATCTCCTTCTTGCCAGTAATCGCATTGTCTGGAGAGAAGGATCGGTTGTTTATCTTAAATGATCTAGCACCTTTAAGGTCCAGTATTACATTGCTAATTCCACGAACATCCCCAGTCACAGGCCCATTACCTGAGGTTACGTCAATAGGATTGCTTACTATCTTAGCTGTAAAGGCTTTGCCTACATAGGCGTGAGTAAATGCTGACTCACTATACAAGGTTAGATCAACCTGTTCGCTTGAGTTAACTGTATGCTCACCAAGATAAGACTGAATGCCGCTCTTAACACCTATTACGTCAACAACGTCCCCATCATTATAAAGATCGCTTACGTCTACTAAGTTTGAAGAGACAGCTTTATATAAGTACAGGTCTAAGCCAACATCTTCAGAGAACTCACAAAGGTGCAGACCGTTATCTTCGTCGTACACGTTTGCAAACAATCTGTTGTGTACGGCTACTGTGCTTGAGAACCCACCTAAGGTAGTTACCCTAGTCCAAGAGGCTCGTTTCTCAGCGCGGTTAGAAGAGAATAGGGCGCCCTCTCCACTCTTAAATACAAAGAAACCGTATGAGTCAGACAAATTAAACCCAGAGTGAACCACGGTCATGAATCTAGGGTGCTGTATTAAGTGACCGGACAGCGTTGATACCGCAGAGGCCGTGTAAGCGTCCTCAGACTCGGTGTAGAGATATTCCCTAACAGTGTGGCCATCGTGCTGAACAAAGACTGTAGCACCGTCTATAGAGGCTGGGAGGACAAACTCGGTGCCGTATGGTGTCTGCTTTCTGATCTGTGCGTTAGTCGGCGTGATAGCTTGGTTCAAGTAAGTTGGAATATAAAGCTCACCAGATGCAGTAAACACTTGAAGGTCTCTGTTAGAGATCATGTATCTAATCTCATTAACCTGACCCGTTGCAGCGGTCAGGTCAAAGGAGTCAGTATCTTCTGCATCACCTATGTCGAAGTTAAAGTATTTACCAATCTGGCTCATCCAAATTGTATCTGGCTGCGCAAGCGTTCCACCAAACACAAGTCTATTCTCATGGAAACAAACAGCAGCAGGGTATCCTCGTACAGCGGAAAAAGCCTGCTCGTACCAATCAAGCGTAGGCGCATGTGTTTGTATCTTTACATAACCACCGCCATCTTCAGAAGAGCTTGCACTGCCCCCAGCCGTAAAGGTGTATGTGTTTTCATCAATTATGTTTCCAACGGTTCTTGTGCCATTAAGGTTGCCAGTATTGATACCGCCGACAGCAGCAGCCTCCTCAACAACAATCGTTTCTCCACCAGCAAAGCCATGGCCAAGATGTGTAACCTCTACTGTAGAAGATCCCTCAATGGTTCTAAACGGATTAAGAACAGATAGTCGTATCTTCAACGCATCAACAACATCTCCGACAGCCACAGTCGCAGAGGTTATAGATGTAATGGTTATCTCAGATTCGTGATAGCGAAGAGTAGTCCCAACATGACCAGCCACCCAATAATCAGAACTTGTTGTAAGAGTAATACCTGTTCCAGTTGTAGCTGAAGGGTCCAGCGTAACGCCTTGCGATTGGAAGTTGTAATAAGGCTGGTAAATCTTCTTGTTGTCAGCACGACTATCAAACGAAAAGGTGCTAACTTCAAAAGCTGTTAAGCTGGTTCTAGTCACCAAGCGTGGTGCAAACAATGGGTGGCACACCCACATTACATCCCCGTACTGAGCAAACGTGTACTCATTTGCATAGTCTTCATCGAAGGGAAGAGTTGCTGAGTCCACATCAGATGTAACTGTAGCTACTAGGCTAACAGATCCATCTGCAAGCAAGCGAAACGCACGGAGCTTTTGATGCTCAATTGAGATAATATACTCTTCATTATCATCAAAGATAAAAGAAGTTAGAACAGATTTGTAAGGAGCATTAGCATCATAGGTCAAAGCATAGTCATGTATGTGCTTTAACCCATGGCGCTTCCTCAAACCGCCTTCTGGTAATACTAAAAAATTCTCAACCCGCTGTGCAGAGGAGTTGAGAATTGGTGTGTCGTTGCGGCTAATAAGTGAATCGCTGACTTCGCCAAACTGAAAGCTACTTATTGGAACTCTAACTTTCTGCATTAACTTCGCCTTTCAGCAATAAACCTCGATGTGTTGAGCTTGCGCGTTGTCTGCGTTTGAGAGTGCAGGCGTCTGGCTTGTGTCATCTGATAGTTAGCCTTCTGCTCCATCAAGCTGGCAAGCTGAGAGTCACGCGCAGCAGAGACAGCTAGAACGCCAGCCATCATATACTCAACCGCAGTAACAAAATATGGAGGCCAATCAGACTCATCAGCACGGAAGATGTAGTCAGCGACTAATGTCTCTGTGTCAGATGAATTGCAAAACACCTTGGAGCCATAGGTATCATATTTAATTGGGAAGTCATTTACTGTGACTGCAACGAGCATAATTGACTCAGATGGAAGCTGGTAGGCTGCGTCCCAACGTCCAGAGGGCGCATCTGTTAATCTGTTTAAGACGGCTTGGTCAGTAGAAAAACGCCAGCGTGAACTGGTCAGAGCTGATCGAGCCATGTCTTCGTACATTGCGTCACAAATTGTTGCTTCCGCAGTGCCATCATCAAAAGACTGAATCACATCACCGCCGATAAGCAATGATGCGCGAGAGCAGATCTTGATGGGTGTGTTTGCTACATCTGGCATATTGAAGTCGGGGGGCCGAAACCCCCCGCCCTACTTAGTTGTTATCGAGAACTTCGTAGATACCATCGGAGTCGATTACGACAGCGCCCATGGACATCATTGAAGTTGCAAGATGCGAAACTTTTTGCGGTACATAGTTTACCTCAGTGGTCACATCGGCGTTGATGCCGAGGCCAATTGAAGAGGTGTGGTACGCAAAGTTTTTACCGCCAGCTACAGCAGACGTTGAGAAGATCTTGAAGCCCAAGAACTCTTTCATTGTCATGCCGCCTGCGAATGGCAGGTTCTGTGGTCCAACATAGTCGGAAGATGCGAACTCATTGATCGAGAACAAGTCAGCAAAACCAGCTGGGGACATAGCAAGATAGCGTTGGCCATCTTCCGGAATGTCGGCTGCGCCGAATGTGGAGAACAATGTGAGCAGGTCATCTTTAACCAATGCACCAGCAGTGTCAGCAATTTGAGTTGCATTAGCACCAGCGTCCATAGCTGTGATAAGGATCTCATCAGTCTTGCGACCCAGAGCAGCAGCAGCAGATTGGGCTACAGCTTGACGCTCATTGATGTTGATCTTCAGCTCATCGAGCTTGTCGATGTACTCAGGTGCGTAGAAGTCAGCCATTGTTGCTTCTACGTTGGTGTGTACAAGTTCCATTGCAGTAACGTCACCGTTACGAGCTTTGGTGTTTGCAGCACCTTTGCCAATTTTTTGAAAACGAGCAACCGAACCAGTTACATTTGAAGAACGTACAGTGTTGCGGAGCTTGCTGCCCATACGCTGATACGCCAAATGTACTTCTGTTTCGAACTGCTTGATGAAGGCTTGGTCGATAGTATTAGCCATTTTATCAGTCCTTTATGAAGTTACGTTTCAACGGGTGTCCGCTCTTTCACGTCAGCAAGGGTGTCCTTTCGGGCCTTTCAGTGCGTTACGGGCCGTAGTGCCTCATTGTAAACAATCTTTTTGTCTGGATTGCAACGCACAAAATCGACATACTTGTTTGCATCTACTTGGTGTACCCCTACTGCCTCAAAGCCTAGCCATGCTGCCCAATTCAACATTCCTTCATAATCTGCTAGGATTGTCATGCTCATATAGGTTTCGCTTTTGTCAAAGAAGTTGACCAGTAGCTTTGAACCCCGAGCTAAAGCATGAAAGTTTTGCTTCAAACCATCTGAAAACATTGAGAACATTTGTGGAGACTCGCGGTCATCATTGTACCAAAGCCCACCAACCATAAGGAAGGTCTCGTCATTACGTCTACAAAGATAGGAGTCTGCGGTATCGTACATCTCGTGAAGAGCTTGCTTGATGTCCGTATGGCCTAGCAAAAGAAGCTCACGCTTGTTCTCCGGGCTTAGGTTCTCAGCTACTTCATCAACGTGGCCGAGAGTAAACGGGGTGAGATAGTAATCACCCCGCCGTAGTATCTTAACTTCTGTAGACCTGTTTGAAGCCAGCTTCGACTTCCCGTACAAAGTTTGGGTCTCGGTCTTTTGGACTGTAATATCTTGGATCACTCATCATCTCCCTGAGCTTTGCTTCACTCAGTCCGGCTGTTGGCTGAGTATTCCCAGCAAATGATCCACCTTTTAGGGCTTCTTGTATAGCCTCTAATGCTAGAATGCCCTCGTGGCTTTCGCACATCCGCTCAATTGCAGGCATCGCGTCCTCTGGGAAGAACTTACTTGCAAACATAGACGCAGCTTCAATACGAGTATCAGCGTTCTCTCCTAGCTTTGCGGCCTCTGCCTCTAGGTCAGGACCGCTGTCTGTACCAACGGACTGAGCATACATCTCGATACCCTGCTGAAACTCTTCTTGTGAAAAGCCGTTTTCAAACGCATGTTCAGACCACCACTTTAAAAGCTCATTGTCTACAGATGCTTCTGCATCAATAATATCTGGAAGCTCGTAATCACCGGCTGTTTCTGGACGGCTGCTAAACGCTTCAGTCTGCAACTCTTCAAGAAGATTGTTGCGAATGTCATCCTCTTTAGCGCCTAGCTTAGATGATAACTCTGAGTACGCTTTAGCTAGATCTTCACCGCTGTTGTACTTTTCGGGCAACCATTCTGGCCGTTCTTGTGACGTTACGTCACTTTCTACAACAAAGTCTCGTGACGTTGCGTCACTTTCTGCTACTTCTACTTCTTCACTCATTTGTTTTTGCTCCTATGTGCATGTGAGATACGCTGTTCAATAAGGCCAACAATGTAACGCTGGCCTTCAACGTGTCTCAACTCCTCCGTTGTCACGTTAGGACCGTGAACCATTTCAATGGTTACGGACCGCAAGTAGCTCAACACCTGTTTCCCTGTAGGTGTTGAGAATATCTCAGCAATATTCTTACTGATTTCAATGTCTTTGTCGGCAGGGCGCTGAAAGCCATCCCTGCCAATATTAACCTTGTTGTTCAACAGGCGCCCCCATTTGCTGTTGCTGTTGCTGTTGTTGCTGTGCCATTTGCTGCGCCATCGCTGCTATCTGTTTCCGTTGATTCTCATCTCGGATCAAGCTCTCAGGCACACCAAACTTCTTAGCAAGATGCGCTGCTGTTTGCTCCCCGTCAATAAGAAGCTGCAACATCTCTGGGCCAAACACGCCACCAACAAGCTCCAAGAATCGTGCAATGCTTGAGATGTCTTGATTGGCTTGAGCTTGAGCAAGCGGAGATACAGACCGAATCTTGACCTCACGGCCATTGACAGAAGGTACTTCGATGCGCCCTTGCTTCTTCAGAATGTAGATAACGCGCTGCAACAAGGGTTGAACCAACTCAGCTTGGAGTCGGCCAAAGGCAGAGCCCATGCGACGAGACAAGTCAGCCATACGCTCTGCAACTTCAGTCGCGGTAGCTGGTGTTCGATCCGGATTACCAAGCATGTCGTTATAGAGAGCGCGCTTAATGTTAAGACGCATATCACTTAGTACAAGCTGGGCTACATCAAAGCTGCCTGCCGCTTGGATTGGCTGCAAGCCAGCAGAACCCATAGCTTTAGGAATGATAGATCCAGGTACAAGTTGAATAGTATCAGGGTTAATGACGCCATCGTCGTCGATTTGATAGACACCAGATATAGCCATTTGAGCGTTCTCAAGGATAAGCTCAATAGTTAAGTTAGTTGTCTTGATAGCAGACAGAGCGTTAATCAGTGGGCCACGGCCATAGATTTCGCCAGCACACTTAGACCACCGGAAACAGATGAATGGATTTGCCCCAAGTCCAGAAATATCTTTATAGTAAAGAACTGTTTCTGTGTTCATACAGATTGCATAGTGATAGTAAGCATCTTGATTCTTCTTAGAGTAGTCCTTGCAGACAAGCTCAAGAACAGTTGTCTCCGCTTCTTTGCCCATCTGCGCCATAACTTTAGGGTCAAAGGTAGCGTTAGGATAAAGCTCACTTAGCTGGTCGTACTTAACTTTCTTGCGCTCACGGTAAACGTGGTCAATCTTATCGTCAGGCCCGGTGTCCAACACAACGTGTGGGAGCGGTATAGCACTGAAATTAATAGGATTAATTGCATCGCCCTCTTCAACACAGAGAACACCTGTGCCGACAGCTAGGTCCATAAACGATTCATGTACCTCTTGGCTGAAGTTAGAGTTCTGCAAAACCTCAAACACATAGTCCGTAACATCGTCTAACTGGTTGTCGATCTCTTCGCGCTGATCCTTTGGAACCTCGCTGCCAGACATGAGGTCCGCCCACCGTGCAAAGTTAGGAACAATGCCAGATTGCAGTCGACTTGCAAACTCCTGCACACCAACCACTGCTGTCTCATCAAAGATCTTATCGTCACGGCGTTCACCGGGAGTTTCAGAATAGAATGACTCACGTTGCGGAAGAGCATATTCATAGCATTCTTCAAACAACGGAACCCATTGCTCTCGAAGGGACTTAGCCTTCTGATAGCGTTGGATATATGTTTTGGCTACTTTGTCCATTAGCGACCGAACCTGCCAATAAACCCGGCCCCAGCCCCACCGCTACGAAACAATGACCTACGACCTCGACCACCGCCGCCACCGCGACCTTCGCTTGTACGTCGAGCTTCAAGAGCCTCACTAATATCTTCGCGCTTCTCAGCAGCCTTAGCCTCTGCTGCTTCACGCTGCGCTGCATCAGCTTCAAGTGACTGATCTACAGATACTTGCTTCTCTTCTTGAGATGGGCCACCGCCACCGCCACCAAAACACATAGTAAATCTCCTTTGCTTTACCCTTCGTAAGCACGAAACTTACAAAAACTCAACGCACAAACTACATTCGCGCCCATAATCCCTGCCGTTTTCGTCTGGCTGGGCCTTTATTAAAGACATCAAAGTTACGTTTAGCCACTGTAGGAGTGGCTGGCTTCTGACTATTCATAAGAGCGCGGCCCTCGCCTGCACCCAGAAACAAGTATTGTGCTGCATCGTGGACGTGGGAAAACATATTCTTATCAGGTTTATCGGCAAACCTTTCGCCAGATACCTGCATACGCTTATAGGCGTACCCACCCTCAAAGCCCTTGATTAGCTGTGGGCAGCGCCTATCAATTAATATTGCTGGCTTACCTTCAACCATCTTGGTCAGCTGGGAGGAGACAGCCTCAAGTCGAAGGTCAACAGAGTTGGAAGGCGCTGGGAAAGCCTTCAAGCCAGCTCCGCGCATGATGTGAAAGGGAGTTGACTCATCAGTTTGCGCGCGGAAATCACCTGCGGGATCACCATAAATGATGACTTCTCCAGCCGCAGCGAATCTAGTTGCTAGTTCTTGGCGCAAAACTTCTGAGAACCTAACGATCCCCATATCTATTGCTACAATTTCTGACTGTATAAACCAGCGTCCACGCACCTTTTGCCCCAATACGGCGGCTGGGGTCAGGCCAAAGTCTACGCCAACGTACACTGGGACGTTTGCGGCAACTGGTATTTCTTCTTTGGCGACATGAACTTCGGTTGCGAACATAGGATATACCGGCTTCCCTTCCTGTATGTGACCCAATCTGTTCATTACATAGACATCAATCCAAGACTTAGTCTTACCTTGAACAAGGTTCGGGTAATAACTCTTCATCATGTTCTTCTGGTTCTCAGCATCCTTGCTGGGAATGTAATCTTCTATCTCGCCTTCCGTGGACTTTTTTTCGACCATGCCAGCGGGCTGCGTATAGAAACTCCAGTTATCCGGTTTGACCAGCATCTTAGCTTGCTCACGCGGTATATGATCTGGGATTGGTACTTCTCCAGACATAATCGGCCACCAGTGATCTTCCTCAGGAGCGTTGGTATCGGCAATGACGCCAGTCCAAGAAGGACCGCCATCACGCATAGAAGGATAACGACCCACACGCATAGTACAGGCATCAATAATACTCTTAGGTATTTCACGCGCCTCGTTAATCCAGATACCAGTAAGCTCCAGAGATAGGAGTTTCTTGACATCTTCGGGGCGATCCAATGCAAGGAAGATAACCTCAAGTTCAACGTCACCTTTTTTTATGTTGTGTGTGTATGGGACTGACCAAGTAAACTTTCCCCAATCAGCCTCGGGAAACCAGTCTAACCAAGTCTTGATTGTCGTTGTTCTAAGCTGTGGGTTGGTATTCCGTATGATCGCCCAGCGACTTTTCCGAATGCCCTCTGGTGTTTTCTTTTGTTCAAGAGCGCGGCGGAATACTTCGACACAGCAAGCAACAGATTTTCCAGAACCTACGGGACCGCGTATGCCGCGAAAGAACGTGTTGTCTTTCATAAAGCCCTTTAGGACATCACCGTCAGGCTTGTACTTAAAGTCAACCACTACCGCAGTCCTTTATCTACGCCGAACTTAATCATACGTTGCACGACCTCTGGGCCAATGCTTTCAATCAGCTTGTCACACTCAGCATCGGTAACGAAAGACTTGCCGTGCTTGGCCTCAACATAGGCAAACTCAGTCTTACGAACAATGCCACGAAGCATCTGTAGCTCCATGGGCTTTAAGGTGCTGATAAAGCTCATTTATAATCAGAGTTTCTAGCGCCGCTAACCATCTTAGCTTTACGCTTTCGCATTGCAATACGAAACGCTTTTTGTCTTTTTTTAAACTCGGCGTCAGATTCGCCTTTTCTCTGGCGAATAAAGTTTACGCCTTCTACTGCTTTACTTTCCATTTCTATATTTCCTTACTTTGTTGGCAATAGCTTTCGGTTGAGCCACATGCTGCTTACCCTGAGCCTTGCCCTTTCGTTTAGCTGCGGTTGTCGCTGCATACTCTGAGCTGCTCAACGCTTTAATAGCCTTGGCGGGAAGATAGCGCTCCCCAGTTTCACTGGACTTCTTTCCAGACTTGGTGCGCCACTTCTGCTTACCCCAGTTTACGAGGGACTTCTGCGGATCTTTCATTTGTAACCACCACCAGCGGCCTTATAACGCTTGGCAAGAAGCTGCGCTTTACGAGCAGACCACTTACCTGCGGCTGTCCCCTGCACATTTGCCGCCTTAATGCGGTTGAACAGGGTCTTTCTCATTGTTGGTTTGGTGTAGTTACCCGCTTCATTTACTGCCATTCTTCTTCACCTTGGCTGGTTTCTTGGGTTTCGCTGGTTTTACTTCGGCATCTGCAATGAAAAGCAGACGTTTAGTCCCCGGCTTGCGCGTTGCGCCTGTGTAGGTAATTCCAGCAAGAACGTGAGTAGGCCCATCGTAAGCCTCTCCTGAGTTAGCAATCTTCCAAGCCATTAGTATCCAGCTCCATAAGGGTTAAGTAAACTACGCCGCGCACTTCCTATACGCTGCTCTGGTGTCTCAACGTCCTTCATCTCAGGAGCTTTACGTTCAACCTTGTCTTGAGACAACGAAGGCAATGCCCCGTAGTTGACCTTTTGCTTTGCGTACATCTCCGCCGCGCTTGGTCCTGAGCTTTTACCGCCGAAACACATAGTCTATCCTCTCGGGTCAAATCTGCGGCTAAGATAACTAGCTGCATTGTAAGTTGGGCTTGTATCTAAAACTCTCTGGAAAAGACTTGGGTTTAAACGTCGACCAGTTGATTGACGATAGGCGTTGCCAGTACGAGCCTGAGGACGAACAACGGGTCTAGCCCTTGGACGCGTTACGTTATTGCTGCTCGAGGGAGATCTATAGGTAGAACGCGTAGGTCTTGTATATGTATTGCTAGCTCCGCTGTCGTTGCTATTTGCAGACTCCATCGCCTTGCGCTCTTGCATTGCCTTGAGATCAGCTTCGTTCTTAGCTTTTGTTCCACCGAAACACATTACTTGTTCCCCTCTTTAATCATGTCAGCTTCCATCTTTTCAACGCGCTTCAGCAATGAATAGTGCTTGCTGGAGATAACATCGTTCTTCTTAGGAATGCCCTTTAGATTAAACGCCTTGATAATAGCACGCTTAATGCGCTTTAAAGGCTTATTGTTGTGCGCCTTTTCCATGTCATCAAGTTGTTTATCTAAACGCTCGTACACAGCTTGCTTGGTAATCGGTTTCTTCAAAGTATTGTTACCCACGGGCCTTGTTCCTTTTGGTTATTGCAGCAGCTTTTCTCCGGGCATCTTCTGGAGAAGAAGCGCCCCATGCCTTCAATGCTAAAGCCTTGCGAGTTGGACGACCCTTCTCGTCTTTCATCGGACCCTTAACACCCGCCATTCTAGCAAGGAAAGAAGCACGGCGGGGGTTGTCTCCAGACTTAACAGGAGCCTTCAACTTGGAACCCGTGGTCCTGTTAAAGTGGGCGCGGCCAGCTGCGTTTAAGCCGCCGCTAGGATTCTGATGCTTCTTCGCTACCATAACCTGTACTCTGTAATGCAGCCTTGACCTTCGTCATGTCCTGTCGAGGAGGAGGTGTCGGCTCTGGTTTCTTTTTAAATCTGCTCATGATCGGACCTTAGCTAAAGAAAAAATAATTATCAACCGCACAGAATAGCAGGGAGTATCTCGGCTCGTTGCGCAGGGTGATCGAGCCTTGAGGGCTAATAATGTTTGTGGGGGACCATGTCACACTAGCTAAGCCCTAGTTTTCCCCCCTACCCCCGTATCTAGCCAGTCCTACGCCCTGCAAATCTCAGAGAAAGCATCACCCTAGCAGGGAGTATCCCTACTCGCCTAGCCAAGATCAATACTGACTCGTATGTCACCAGCTACCTGAACCTGACTACGATCTATCGGCTTATAGCCTGCTCGGTCTAGTAAATCCTTGCTAGCTTCTAGCTGAACGTACTCTGACTTAGCATTCATGGCTAGCCGTCTCACCGTTCCAGCTGCCAAGGTAGCACTAAGCCCGAACTCCTCGTTCATCCTCTGCATCAAGTACTGCTGCACATGTGGTAGCTTCATAGTCTTGGTAGCAGTTACTCTTCCAGACTCACCCTTACTGTATCCAGCTTCCTCTGCTGCCTTAGCTATCGTACACCCTCTTGCTACAATGGTGTCAACTAATGCTGTCTGTTTCTTAGTCAGCTGTCTTGTATTCATCACCTTAGTCATCCGTACATACCATCACTTAATCCCATTGCTTGCCCCCCTCTCCCTCTCTCCCCCCAACAGGCACTATTTCCAACTTGCTTGTCAATATGTGACGTAGCGTCACTAACGTAAATAGGTATCATTCTACCTCTTCGGGCTATTGACAGGCTAAACCATACTATAACAATCACCCCATCACTTGAGGCTGCACTACTTTGGGTTCGTCGTCATAACCTAGTTCTCCTGTCAATCAGCCAACCTCTTGTCTTGCCCTGCGTGACAAGCTCCACAAAACATTCGCAACTACTTTCCATTCTTAGCATTGGCTATTGTGTGTGTGGCTAGCGTTGTGCCAGCACCACCTGAGCCTGCTGGGGAAAGCAGTTGCGAACGTCAAGCCCCAGCAAGCTGGGATTTGTGGGCATGTCTCTGGGTCTGCATCAAGAGGGTTGGCCTCTTGACTAATAGGAGAACTAGAACATGACTAAGAACGTATCCAAACTAGCACAGCTCAAGCTCGAAGTAATTAACTACCATACTACAGACAAACCGTCTGCTGACGGCCCAATCATCAACGATAAATTCCTAATCGGCTTAGGTCGTGATGCTTGCTACACATCTCACAACAGCCTCACCTTCAAGAAGAAACAGATCGCTGATTCACTTGCTGAGTACGACATCGCTGTAGATGAGAAGAATACATACGCTATGGAGCGGACAGAACGCTGGATCAACACGCTCCTCCCCGAGCTTGAAGAGCTTCAAGTCCGTCACAACGCCGACTGTGAAGTCTTCGCTGCACTGACAGGCGGTGAAGTCTGGACTCCAAACAAGCGTCCCGCACCTAACAAAGTTGCCAAGCCTGCTAACTTCAGCAAGCTCAGAGAACGGGTGGCGTGAGTCACCCCCCGAGGGGAGCTTCGGCTCCTCTCAACTCTATCAACTCTATCAACAAGGTGCTTCAACATGGGCGACCGTGAAGACAAACTAATCTTCGGAATCTACATCGCTGTCCTTTTGGTTGCGACTCTCGGTGTAATTTTCATCCCGTGACGCTGCGTAACCTAGGGGGTTTTGCCACAATCTAAACTTCCCAAAAGTGTCCGACCATATACTATGGTATAAAGTTTAAATAAACTTTTGGACAAAACGAAATGAGTAACAAAACGAAATGAGTAAACTGAGGAGAACACAATGGAAGTATCAGCACACAGAGTAACCAACGTGAGGGTCAAGGAGACTATTCATGATGGCTTTGCTGTCAAGAAGATCACATTCCTTGATGGCAACAACAACATGATGACAATCACACTGTTTGGGAGCAGCCGAACAGAACTGAACTTCATTCACGAAAATACAATAGACGCAAGGGAGAAGGCGCTATGCTAGACTTTCAATCCAACAGCTACAACTTTCCAGTAGAAGAGCAGCCTGTCTTCACTCAAGACGGTGAGCTTATACCAGATCACAAGTGCATCGTGCGCACAGACACAGGCAAGACGCTTGGTATGCACGGCAGTCGATACAAAATGATACCACATGAGGATGTGGTTGAGTCCATCATCGATGGAGTTAAAGCAAGCAACCTGACCAGTGACTATGAGGTCAGCGTTAGCGTAGCTGAAGGTGGCCGTAAGCTAAGAGGTGAGATAATCTTTCCTGATCTAGTACAGGAGCCAGCAGTAGGTGACTACACACAGTTCCGTGTCAGCTTCTTCAATAGCTATGACGGATCATGGCCTTTCTCTCAGCAGGCCAATGGTCTCAGGTTGTGGTGCTTGAATGGATGCACAACACCAGATGCCATTGCCAAGTCACGCTTCAAACACACATCGTCAGTCAACGTGGATGGCAGCGCAGCCAAGATCATAGGTGGCGCTGAACATTTCATGAGCCGCAGTAAAGTATGGCAGTCATGGATGCAGACACGATTGAACAACGATCAGGTCGAGCAGTTCTTTCGGTCAACCATATGCAAGGTAGTTACTAAACAAAAACAAATGGTTAAGACTAACGAGAAGCAACTCGAGAATCTTATCTCGGGTTGGGATCGTGAGAAAGCAGATCTCGGTTGGAACAAGTGGGCATTGTATAACTGCCTGACCCACTGGGCCACGCACACCAATGACCTCAGATCACCAGAGGTAGCACGATACAATCGCGAGATCTTAATCAGCAATGCAATGAATCACAAACTGTTCACCTCAATGCTGGGCGAGAACGTAATCTAAGGAGAACACAATGCGTATGTCGCGACAGCACTATGAATTTCTAGCTGATAAACTTGGGCCACTTGTACCGTGGCCCACCCATCTTCATAGCATTGCCGATGAACTCGAGGCAACGAACCCAAGGTTTGATCGAGATAAGTTTATCCAACGTGGAACCGCAGCATGGGAAGCTAACTATGTAGCTCCTGTCATTGATGATGAGATACCGTACCAATGAATGTATTCAAGCACACAGTATGCTGCCCCGTATGCACTGGCGATGGCTTCATTGAAGTAGAATATATGCCCGGGCGTACATCATACAACGATGCACCCGAGCCTTACTGTGAGGCAGAGACATGCGAGAACTGCGGAGGCGATGGAGAAATTGAAGTCGAAGATGTTGACTTTGACGAATAGATTGCTGCACTAATGCAGCATGAAATCGTATCTTCAAATAATAACAGACCAAGCAGCGGAGGCTAACGTCTCCCTGCTCAAGGCATTCAGTCGAGCAAACATTCCAACATCGACATACTATAGAACAATCAATGGAAGCACCGAGATACGGTATGATACTGCATTGAGGGTACACTATGCCATTGAACAAGTACGTCAGATTCAACAAGCCGTTACGGATACCAAAGGACTACGAGCCAATGGTCAACCTGTTAATAGACGCTCGATTAAAGCGCGAGTTAAGTCAAGAAAAGTTAGCACATAAAATAGGATGCACAGCATCACTGGTACACAAATGGGAAACACACAAACGAATACCCTCTGGGTTCATGCTGATCTGTTGGCTGGATGCACTGGGCTATGACATCGAAGTCACTGAAAGGTAAGGCAATTCTATGCGTGGCATGTAAAGTAGCCACTCATTTCTATGTTGCAGTACTCAAAATAAATAGCGGCCGCTCAACAGAGAAGCACTGGTATGTGTGCATGAGCTGCTACGTCAACGACAAGTGGCAAGAACCAACGTCAAAAACAAAACCAAACAAGAAACGAATAAAGAAACCTGCCGTCAAGCTACAGGCTGGCGCTTGGGAAGACAGCATCAAGGCAAATGCAAAGCCATCAACCGACTGGTAAGGAGAACGACATGCTCATCTATGGAATAGATCCCGGATATACAGGAGCAGTCAGCCTATACTGGACAGAGACAGGCAAGCTCGAGTGCTATGACATGCCAACGATGAAGAACCCTAAGGGTAAAACTTTAATTAACTTACATGAGTTACTTAGAATACTCAGCAATGAGGCAGACGAATCATGCCTCGCTGTTGTTGAACGTGTCTCGGCCATGCCGGGGCAGGGTGTCAGTAGTACCTTCCGCTTTGGACAGGGCTACGGACAGATAGAGATGGGCATTGCAGCCTGTAAGCTGCCCATTCAATACGTCAGTCCCGCCGTGTGGAAGAAGCACTTCGGCTTGAACAGGGACAAAGGCGTGAGCCGTGGGCTAGTGACGCAACGTCTTCCACAATACGCTCATTTATTTGCTAGAGTAAAGGATGATGGCCGAGCAGAAGCCACACTGATTGCTCTCTATGCAGCAGAGAAACTTATCTAAGGAGAACACAATGACTGTAACACAAACCAACGAGATCAAAGCATACCTCAAAATGGGGTATCGAATTACCGCAATTGATGCGCTTGAAAAGTTTGGATGCTTTCGACTAGCCGCACGAATCAAAGACCTCAAGGATGAAGGCATGGAGATCGACAAGGTAATGGTCGAGACAGTAAGCGGCGCCCGTGTCGCTCAGTATTACAGCCCATCAAAGGTGAGAACATGACATACAAAACAACCAAGCTCAGTGATGCAGCCCGTCCATCTGTATGGGACGCGCATGTCGCCAAGGCAGCAAGCTCTCCGGTCATGGCCCGTGAGTACAAGAGATCTGGCTATGTGCTAGACAGCGATAAGATTATGGCACAGCGTATCCGCAATGGCGAACCCATCGGTGAGCCGTATCTCAAGGGCGAAACAAAGAAGCGCCTCAAGAAATTCCAGCATCTATCTGAAGAAGACTTTGAAAAGTACGGCAAGTACGAATGACGTAACGTCACTTGGTATTGCCCAAGCTGCACATAAGCAGTAAGCTAATACTTAATAACAAAGGAGAACAACATGGAACGCAAGGGTTTCATAGGTGGTTCCGACTGCGTAAAAATAATGCAGGGGAACTGGCTAGAATTATGGCAGGTCAAGACAGGTCGCGTTGAGCCTGAAGATCTGTCTCGTAATATCGCAGTCCAGATGGGTGTGTACACCGAGGACTTTAATCTTAATTGGTTTGCCAATGAGTATGACTGCACACTTACCGGGATGCAGAAGTCATTTGAAGAAACGATTGGGTCAGTCCCGGTCAAAGGTACTGTCGATGCTATAGCTAACGCCTCTATCGTAGAGGCCAAGCACACCAACTCATACAATGCTTTGGATAAAGTAATTGAGTATTACATGCCGCAGCTACAGCTATACATTCATCTAGCCAAGGCTGAAGGTGCGCATCTATCTGTTATCTTTGGCAATAACAAATGGGAGTCAGCTCATGTCAGGCGCAACGAAGAGTATTTCAATTCTATGTGGGCAGTGGTGTCGGACTTCTGGGGTTACGTTCTTCGCGATGAAGAGCCAGTTGGTAATGACCAGCCGATACAACTTAGCATTGACAAGGTGTCGGTGGACAACATGGTCAAGCGAGATGCCAGCCAAGACAACCAGTTCAATGACGCAGCCTACACTTACGTTACTCTAGAGGCAGACGCCAAAGCATTTGAGTCAGCCAAAAAACAAATCAAAGATATGGTTGGCGACAATGAACGTGAGGTTTACTGCGATCACCTCACAGCTAAGCGTGACAAGCGCGGAGCTATCCGCATAACAAGGAGAAAGATATGAAGAACATTATAACTGTAGCCTACGAAGAAGAGGGAGTTATGGCTTGCCATCTTAACTACAAGGTAATCGAAAAGCTTAGTGAGCAAGAAGCTTTATCTCTACTTAAAGGCGTTAAAGACTTGGTAGCTGCGCAAAGATTTGACCATCAAATAGAAGTAATGGACCTCAAGAAATAAGGAGAACAGCATGAGCGACACAGCAATCAAAGCGCTGCTCAAAGCGCAGCAAGCAATGGAGTCTGTAAAGAAAGACAGCCTCAACCCACACTTCAAGAACCGTTACGCCTCACTCGAAGCAGTGATTGACGCTACGTCAAAGGTGTTCCAAGAGAATGGGTTCGTTGTCATGCAGCCCTGTGGTCGTGACGAGCTTGGCATGTATGTCGAGACAAAGATACTTCACACCTCAGGAGAGGCGTTCTCAAGCAGGGTTTACCTTGTCTTGAGTAAGCAGGACATGCAGGGCTTAGGCAGCGCTATAACGTACGCTAGACGCTACGGGCTACTAGGCATGGCTTGCCTTGCACCAGAAGATGATGACGGAAACATGGCGGCTAAGCAATCAAGCGGTGTTGAAGTTACGAAAGGTTTAAAATCAGGAGGCAGTAGTGGCTGGTAAATATTTTAACGGTGAGGAATGGGTAATAAAATCTAAAAGAGTACAAGAACTAGTACCTCATGAAGACCTTCCTCACGTTATTGAGCTAGCTAAAAGTAGACTACGAGCTAAACAGAGGTTCGTTAAAGATAAGGAGTTAGTAGAAGAAAGAATAAACAGGTCAGTAGTTGTTTTTGAGTTAATGCTCAATGGATCAACTTTAAAAAATGCTGGAAATATAATTGGCAGGTCTCATGAAAGAACGAGACAAATTCAAGCCAAGATTTGCAGAGAAATCATGATGTCATACAAGATTTACAAAAGGAGCCAGAAGCATGGCAGATACATACGATGACACTAACCGGGGTGCAGCGTTCACGCCGTTCCCTACACAGCAGATGATCCTGCAAGGTAAGCTCAACGTCGAGGGCGCAGACAAGAAGGTGATGCTGGTCAAAGACCAGACCCGTGACGGCAAGCCTATCATTGAGATGTACGAAAAGATTGGCGTGTTCTTTGACAACGATAAGAAAGGGAATGAGTCAGCTCCCGACTACAGCGGTCCGCTTGGTGACGACAAACGTCTTGCCGGATGGAAGAAGATGAAGGATGGTAAACCTTATATGTCGTTCCAAGTAAGCGACAAGATGTCAGGCGGTGCAGCAGCGCCAGCAACTGACCCCTTGCAAGGTGACGACATACCGTTCTAGAAAGGAGGTGTTCTCCTGTAACTGGGCAGCCTTCGGGCTGTCCCTTTTTTTATCTAACAAGAGGCGCACATGCAGAAAGCACGAATGAGTTTAAGCAAGTGTATCAATGCAGCAGAGATGGGTCTAAGCATACGAGAGACATCTACTTTACTTGATATACCATACAGGCAGGTACTAGAATTAAGCAGAAAATATCAAATTAAGTTTGTATGCGGAAAGAAGAAAGCAAATGAGAGACGAAGGAAAGATAGCCTTGGAGAGAGCGAAGCGTCTGCTGAAAACTATGGTGTTAATAGCGGACAGCAAGCAACGCTACAACCTAAAGCAAGAGATCGAAGAGATAAAAGCACTGATCGAGATAGCGCTAAAAGAATAGATGACATTTACAGCAGCGCACTTCCAAGAGCAGAGAAGTACGAACTCCTCTATGCAGAAGCATGGCGTAGCTTTGAACAGAAGATGATTGACCTGAAGATGCGGCCAGCTTTTCCTGAGAAAAAACGATACACACCAGAGAATGCAAGCAATGCTGCAATTAGAAAGCAGAGAGAGCAGTCTGTCCTTAGGCGTCAGATGATAATGTCTTGCTTTACAAAACAGCAAACCAAAGTAGCTGAAGATATTAATAGAGAAACTAAACTAGGA